TTACCACTTAGATAGGTTTTGCAATATAATTTTCCGCTCAGCGAGTAAGTTATTATACATATCCTCACTTAGAGAATCAGTTAGTTTAAATTTGCCTTTTTTTAAATTAAGCCCATTAACACCTTCATAAAGTGATTTTGATATAGAATCTCTATCATTTTTATCTTTAAGATTGGCATCTAACTCTGATATATATTTATTAAGGTCCAAAAGATCATTGTAAATAATTAGTGGCGAATTATCCTTTCTTACTAACTTATTTTCAATTGTTGTCATCTTATTGTGTATTTTTTCAAGCGACCCAACAATTCCTTTTCTAGCTTCCACTCTGATGATCTCATCTTTACTTCTTGATTTTGTTTGAAATAAAACCTCAGAATTAACAACATTACCAATTTTAGAAACATCAGATATGATAGCTTTAATACCCTCTCTATACTCAGGATAGTTACTGATAGCATGTCCTACTGGATTAATTGCACTTAATAACACACAGACTTTACCATAGGCAGTTATTTTCGCCTTAATAGATCCATCTTCAAATTCAACCTCTATATCAATATCTTCATATAGGAAGAACTTTAACCTCTTTTGAGCATACTCAGTAATGCTATCCTTTATTCTCTGAAGTTCATCTTCTTTTTGTTTGTCGGAAAAAGATGTTAACCATGTTGGTTCAACATGTACGTAGGATTGACTTAATATATTACTATCTATGTAATTAGCCATAAAGTCCTTCGGTTTTATAGAGATAGGTCATTTTGTGTGTTAGTACTCACTAATATACCAATCTGATTATCAATTAGCCAAACACTTTTTTGATATAATGAAGGTCACATCTGAGCAGTCTTTTCACACCTCAACCTAACACAGTGCTGAAGACTTGCATCCCAACGCTTGCTCTTAGTCAAAACCATAATTTAGCCGTGTCAGCAGCATAACATTGTTAGATTAAGTTTTAGTTAAGGGATTGAGTCTTAATGCTTCTTCAAGATGTTCGGGGGCGAAATGAGAATATCGCATGGTCATTTTGATATCGGTGTGCCCAAGCACTCTTTGCAAAACCAGAATGTTGCCGCCATTCATCATGAAATGGGATGCGAAAGTGTGACGCAATACGTGAGTTAACTGACCAGCAGGTAATTCAATCTCTGTGCGCTCAAGGGCCGAACGGAAAGCGCCGTAGCAATTTTTGAATAATCTGCCTTTTTTCACTTCAGGCAAAGAGTCATGAAGTTCTTCGCTTATGGGTATGGTTCTATTTTTCCGGCCCTTGGTCTTTGTGTAAGTGATTTTATATTTCGTGATCTGGCTTCTATTCAGTTCTTCCGCTTCTGACCAGCGTGCACCTGTTGAGAGGCATAGTTTAACAATACAAACGAGGTCATTATTATTTTCTCGCCCACATTCAACTAATAAAAGTTCGATTTGTTCTTTTGACAGAAAAGCCATCTCACTTTCTTCTGTACGGAAAGGGCGCACATTCTTGATCGGGTTGCCGCCTTTCCATTCCCCCAAACGGCCAAGCTCATTAAAAACAGCCCTAAAATATGCCAGCTCAAGATTAATGGTTCGTGGAGCTACTTTCTTCACTCTGTTAGATCGCGCGTAGTCGCCAGAAAGACGTTTTTCGCGATAGCGGGAAAACATCTGAGCATCAAATTCCCTAGCGAGTGGTTGTCCCATGCATTCGTAGGCATGAGTCATAGCATCCTGTCGCCGTTCGCCATCTTTTAGAGTAATACCGTGAGCTGTGTACCAAGATTTTATCAACTCCAGCAAAGTACGGTTATCCTCCTTTTCTTCCTGCCACGGCTTTGTGATAGTGTGCTGCTCGAATGCAATTGCCTCCCCTTTGGTCGCGAATTTCTTGCGTATGCGTTTGCCCTTTGCACCATTAGGATACAACTCGCACAGCCACCATCCATCAGTTTGTTTCCTGATAGCCATCAGTTTACCTCTGTATAAATCCCGACGACGCGCCCAAGGGTTTTGATCTCATCAATACCGCATTCAAAGGGAACTTTTCCGCCAGCAACGTGCAATTTTCTTGCAGGCAATAATGTCAAATCACGGATGCTGACAGAGCCTTCTATATCTACCAGCCATGTGCCATCAGAAAGGGATGCATCTTTTTCCACTACATGAGTTTTACCATCGGACTTAACACAAATCGGGTGAGTAAGAGCCTTGCTAAAAAGCTTGTAATCAATGTTCAAAGAGCCGTTTTCAATAAGGCACCCTTCACTTAAAGTGAATAAATCAAGAGCAGGATGACTTTTTTGGGTATTTTCGGCATTTACTTCTCTTTTTGACGTTTGACCTTCTCCTGTTAGTAACCAGCGCGTATCTATTCCAGTCTCTAAAGAGCAATGAACAATGAAGTCATAGGAAATGGAACCGCGTGTATACCGGTTTTGTAGGGAGCTTGCCGCGATATTGAAGTGCCTAGCTAGCTGGACTTTTTGGCTAAATCCGTATGCTTCGCAGATTCGGTTAAGAACATCTTCATTACTAATACCAGCATCTTTTTTCATATAATACGTACCTGAGTATTGATTAATGCGTATTTACGCATTAAAGTGCGGCTAAGCCTGAGTCATTGATGGCAATAGTTGGCAAACATGGGCTATCAATGGTTAAAATTAACTAATAGGAAATCATGCACTATGACAACACTCATTACAATCAAGATTCCCCGCGCAACAGTATTCCCAGAAGAGTTTGCCGCTTTAGAAGGTGTTTCTGTTCGTACTGTCTATCGTCAAACCACTGGGGATAATCCCCGTATTCCCATTGAGCCACGCACTATCAAGAAAGGTAATAAGCGTGCTGGCGGCCCTATCAAAATTCTTTATGCTCGTTACAAAGAACTAGAAGCAAGAAAAGCTCTTGGTCATTCCCGTTTTCAAATCGTCATCGGTGCGTAATTCACATTAAGTGAATTTTGAGGGGAAAACATGTTTGATTTTTCTGTTTCTAAACATCCGCACTTTGAGAATGCATGTCGCCAGTTTCCAACGCGCCACAATCTGACGCAGTTGGCTAAACAGTTGGATATGAATGCGCAAACTTTGCGAAACAAGCTCAACCCAGAGCAACCGCACCACCTTACTGTTACTGAATTGCTTGCTATCACCGACGCAACAGAAGACGCCAGCCTTATTGATGCCATGCTGGCGCAAATAAACTGTATGCCGTCAGTGCCAGTAAATGAGGCCAGCGCCGATAACATTTCTACCTATGCACTTAAAGCAACTGCCGCCGTGGGCTTGATTGCCGCTGCTGCTGTTCAAGGCGATCATAAGACTGCTTCCCGTAAATCATCTCTACTGGATACCGTCAACACGGCAATTCGCCACCTGTCACTGATTGGCCTGACAGTGCAAGCGCGCATTCAATCAACCCCTGCACTTGCTTCAACTGTTGATGTTATTAGCGGCTTGGGTGCTGTCGCAGGTTTGAGTTGAGGTGTCTTTATGATTATTTCTATTGCTCCACTGTTAAAACAGCAAAGCCCAGTAAACCTGCGCCATTTCGGTAACGGTGTACTGGAGTTGAAGAACGGCCAGCGCTGGAAGCCGGGAAGTAATCAAAAGGCGCTTTTACAAGAATTGTCCACAACAAAGAAGACGCCACGATTACGCCGTCTATTCGGTCGTTAATTGGGGGTTATATGTTGCAATTAACAGAAGCTGAAAAATTAAGAATGACGGGAATTGCCCGAATTACTGAATTTAAAGAAAAGTATTTACGACATAGGAAAAATGTTGCTCAAGAGGCTTTTGATAAATCGCCTGCGCATTTGCGTAAAACAATTTGTTTTCATGCTGGCTTAAAAAGTCGTCATGTGAATATGCAGTTTTCAGAATTAACGCCAGCAGAAAGAGAATCTGTTGTTGAAACGTTGAATTACTTAATTGAGTTTACTCGTTCGTTGCCGTCGTTTGTCAGTAATGATGACTGCGCACTGAATATTATTAATTATCACCGCAATATATAGCGTTCTACTCGCCGGGTTTCGTATTGCCTAAAAACAGGAATTATCTATGCAGAATACAACACAAAATATATGGATGGGCGTAGACCCGGCCAAGCCGGGCAGTGACCGCTCAGTCACAATGATGTCAGTTGAATCAATGGAGCTAATGCTCAATGAAGCGCGCAGGGATGAAAGAAAGAATCAGGCCGCGCTGGTTTCATTTCGTTTGGATGAGATTGCTAATCAAATCCTAAACCGAGAATTGAACGGCGTAGAGGCGGCGGAGCTGCTTAATCAAATAGCCGAGGGAATTCTTAACCAAGCGCAGGCGCAACACTGATGATTGATGAAATCATTATTGATGCTCGTTACGCAATTACGTTGCTTGAGCCAACCCGAACTATAAATCGCATTCCAAACCTCGTGCTTAACGAGATTAAATTCACCAAAGAAAATGAAAGGGTGTTAGCCGTAATTGCTCATTATCCGACAAGAGTTAGTTTGGTAAGTGATTTAATTCATCATCGTATTTATCGCTCTGGCGTTAATTCTATTTCGGCGTTGGTTGAGGAAACTAAACGCCTTGCTGAATTATGTGAGAAAGGATTTAAAGATTTTCACTCTCCTAACTTATTACCTAAATAAAGGATTTATTATGCATATTAAAATCGGTGAAAAACACGTTGTTACTTCTGACAGTCTGCAATTTATTCTTAATGAAGTAAAAGTAAGCCAAAAAGGTAAAAGTGAGGGGCAGGAACGTTTAGAGCCAATTGCTTATTATCCAACTATTGCCCAACTGGTTGAGGGATTAATAAAGCGCAATATAGGTGAAGCGCAGATTAATAGTTTTGCATCACTTGGGAATGAAATTGGTCGTATCGGTAAACTGTGCCAAGAAGCCTTTTCAGCCAAATGACAGATTCAATCCGTGGCCGCATTATCCCAACTCCGCCGCTACCTTATCCGGGCAGCGGTGCTGCTGTTCCTGCCTATACCTACCCCGGCAGCAAACCGCGCCAAACCTTGCCCGGCATTCAAAGACCGCTTACCCGTGAACAACTGATTCAGGGGCAAGCCGTTTTAGCCAATATCCATAATCTGCCTCACTTCCTGCGTAGCCAGTTTATTTCTCGCTATCAATACCTGTTAGCCAATAAAGGGCTAAACGACGCAAATAAATGGCTGGTGTTTGTCTTTGACCAGCGTATCTGGCCGCGTATTCAGGTGGTCAATAGCAAAAATGTTATGCGCCTCAGTGCATCAATGAGCTTTTCCATTGATGCCCCAACCTATGCCAGCCTAGCGGGTATGCATGATAAAGAGCTGCGCCGCTTTGCCCGCAAAATCGGTGATGAGCTAATGGTGGCGTACAACCATCATTGTGATGAATGCATTAAGGCTAATCAGGGTGACAGGGCCGTTTTATTGCAGGCCGATACGCAGGTACGGATATTCGGCGATCTTGCCAGAATGGCGCGCGCTTTTAATATCACCCCGATGCACTGGCGCAAATACATGAAAGGCCGGTTAGATATCACGTCTGCTATCGCCAGCCTATCCCGGCTGGTTAACCCTGAGTGGTGGGAGCGCAAACTCAAAGCACAGAGAACCCGTTGGCGGGAAGCGTTATTGATTGCTGTCGGTAATGTCAGCCGTGATAAGTCAGCGTCTTCTTATGCCAGTAAGCAGGCTATCCGCGAAGTATTCGCCCGTCGCCAGTCTAATCTGGAATATCTCAAAAGCTGCCAGTTAGAAAATATTGAAACCGGTGAGCGCATCGACCTGATTGATAAGGTGATGGCGAGTATTTCCAATCCAGAAATTCGCCGCATGGAGTTAATGAACACCATCGCTTTTACTGAAAAATATGCTGCCGGGCAAAAGCACGTCGGTATGTTTCTGACCATCACCACCCCGTCCAAATATCACCCAACTCGCGTTGTTGGGAAAGGCGACAACGAGAAAGTACAGCTTAATCATAAGTGGAATGATGAAGCCTATTCACCCAAAGACGGCCAGCGCTATCTCTGCAAGATTTGGAGCAAGATGCGCACCGCCTTTAAAGACAACGAATTAAGCGTCTACGGAATGCGGGTGGTTGAGCCACACCATGACGGTACACCGCACTGGCATATGATGCTGTTTTGCCAACGCCGCCAGCGCCAGCAGATAATCGACATCATGCGCCGCTATGCGTTGAAAGAAGATGGTGACGAGCGCGGGGCTGCTAAATACCGCTTTGAGTGTAAGCACATGAACAAAGGCGGGGCCGCTGGCTACATCGCTAAATACATTGCCAAGAATATCGACGGCTATGCGCTTGAGGGTGAACGTGACCATGAAACCGGTGAGCTGCTGACTGACTCCGCTGCGGCGGTGACAGCGTGGGCGGCAACATGGCGCATTCCTCAGTTTCGCCCGATTGGACTTCCTTCCATGGGAGTCTATCGCGAGTGTCGCCGTATCCGCTCTATTAGTCTGGCCGAGACTTTCGACGAAACCGTGGAAGCTGTGCGCCATGCGGCTGATGAGGGTGATTTTGCTGCCTACATCATGGCGCAAGGTGGCACCAATTGTGGCAACCAGACCGTCCGGTTAGCCAAGCGCGTCGCTGATGAACTCAACGCCTACGATGAAGAAGTACAGAAAGTCGTCGGTATCTACGCGCCGCATTTGGGCGCTGACCATATTCATGAAACCCGCACAACCCAATGGCGCATCGTTGCTGGTGCCGTTGACGTTGAGCTTTTGACTTTGAAAAGCGCCTCTGGCGCGCCTCGGAGTCCTGTCAATAACTGTGGGTTAGGTGGAAACACCCAAGCGCCAAATGACCCCAACGGGCAGGCTGAAACGCCTGTGATGGCGATGGAATACCCACCGGACGCCGTTATTGACTGGTCGGACACTGCCGCCGTGAGGGCGATTGTGGCCCGCGTTAAAGAGAAGCAGCCAACGATAAGCAAGATGCAACGCAGTTATGGCCCCACCAAGGGGCGACTAATTGCGCCATCTGCCCGTTTAACCCGCGAAGAACGCCAGCGCATCCCCCAAATCCGCAACGATTTACTGTTGAAAGATATCAGCGCCCAACGTTGGGAACTGGAATCGTTAGCGCGTGGGGCAAAAATGGCTGTTGGTGATGCGGTGATCCATTACCCGGCACTGTCCGACTGGCCGGAATTCGATGATTAATCTACCTGAGAGAGAAACCATGACTAAAACCGACGCCACTACCCGCAAACAGGCACAGCGCCAGCGTGATAAATCTGCCGGTATCAATGAAATTCGCGCCAGACTGGAGCCAGAAGAATACACCATGCTCACCGAGGGCATGGCCGCCCGGCGTCTGTTCCGGCCAGCCTACGATTTACCGGAATATATCGCGCTGCTTATTCGCCAAGACAACCAGCGACTAAAAGATCAACTGGCTGAACTGGGTAAACAGCGTTGTGGTAAATGTGGCGATACCTTGCCGGGCGATCCAAATGGGTGTTGCTTACGGGGTGAGTCGGCATGTTGGCAGACCAAAGGCATTAACAGTCTATTAATTAGCGCAATTAAACCGTTGTGACGCGTCACACTACAAATTAAATATGTAGTGTGACGCACCGTGTTCACTGTTTTTATGCATAAAAGGCTTGTTGTTCAATAGGCTGCTTTTTAAGCCAAAAATTTTTACTCAAGTAAAACCATATATTTATATAGAAGTTTTCTTAAAAAGTGCATAGTATACTGTATATAAACACAGTATGCACAAGTGCTGGGAGATTATTGGTGATAGATTTAGATGGGCTAGTTTTGCTCGAACGTATAGACCTCATAGCCAGAATGTCAGCCGGTGACGAGATGAAAAATAGAGATCGTGAAGTAGCACTGGCGTGGATTGCTGAATTAGCTATAGAGGCTAAAAGTATCTATTTAGATGGAGCAGGGGAGTCCGGTTTGCATTCTTTGCGCTGACTTTTAGCACTGCATGCATATAGTGCATGATTTTGCATGATGAACTTGAGTTAGAAATTCCCCCTTAGCACCAGTCCCGGCGCGGTTCTCTATACCTCATGCAAGTGCATGAAAAGCGACCTGCAAAGCGCGCAGGCGTGGCGGGGATAGCATTGCGCGCAAAGAGTTTTGATACCCTTATTTATCGATCTTGGGCGGGCCGTGGTGCTGCGTTCGGTTGGGTTGGGAATCAATGCGTGTTCATGGGGGCGAGGGCGTGGCGGGCGTCTGGTGGCGTATGGCGCGAGGTGTTGGGATCGCTACTTTTCAGGCATGAAAAAGCCGCCCGGTTCGGCGGCTATGATATTCAAAACTATCAGTTAACTATTTGTAAACCTGAAACCCGGCCAGCTTATTGTCATCAGTAAACTGTGCGGCAACAACGCCGTCTTTGACCAATGAGTTGATAATACCAAGTGCGCCAGTCATGTATTTGCCTTTAGACATACCACACGCTACCTCAGAGTCATGAGCTAATGCCGCGTTACACTCTACCCGTTGCGATACCAGTGCAGTAATACAATCCGGGTCAAGCGACAGCGCTTGGTTAAGAATATCAGCCGCCAGTTGTGCTGTGATTTTTGGGTTAGTTTGTGTTTCCATTATTATTCCTTTTTCCGTTTTGTATTTTTGCGGTGGCTGCGGTAGTGGCGCGGGCCTCTTCACTGTGTCGCCGGGGTTATATGGTGTTGGCGCTTTGCATCCCATATCAATCCTCGCTTATCAGTTCATAAGGCTTGAACCGGATCACCTCTTCCCCTATCCAGTCATTCACCTCTTTCAATCGTTCTTGAAGCGGTGTTAACTCGTTACGGACAAACACTTGTGAGGCTTTCGCCACGTCACCAAAACCGCCGGTATTGTTGGGAATAATCCCCATCATCTGCGGCGGCACCCGATGAACACTAAGCAAGTCGTCACGGGTGGCATTCTTGATATTAAAAAAATCATCTTTGGTGGCGACTTCGCTCAAGGGTAAAATCTGGATACCGTCTTTTTTGCCGTTGGGTGCGTACATAAACAGGTTGCGGAAGTTGCCTAACCCTTTGGTGTCGCGCATCGCTTTACGCATTGCCTCGATATCGCTGCTACTTTGCGCCGCGTCAGTCATATATAGGATGTACCCCGCGTGAGCGCCATTCTGGTAATACTTACGGCGGAACAACGTGGCCGCTTCATTCAGCCATGCCGAATTTAAACCGCTGAGGTATTCCGGCAGGCCGTAAAGCTCCTGATTAATATCCGGCTCTATCAGGTGGAAAATGCTACCAGCTTCAAACAGGTGTTCATTTTTCCAGTTCTGCACAAACCAGTAGCAATCTTTCTCTAACCCACGGCGGGTGTACTTGGCCGGGCTGGGGTCGAGGCGCAGTGGTGCGCCCAGTTGGTTACGGCGAACCTCTAAAAACGCATTACCAAAAACCAGATAATCCAGCGCATAGCGGCTAAAAGCCTGCTGACTGAGCATCGAATGTGGAATAAAGGTACTAGCCAGAATATTGCGCTTCACATACAGCGGTGAGCTGTGATGCACCGCCGCTCGGAAGCTGCGCGCCAGCCCGTCAAAACTGATAGGCGGGTCATACCATTTACCGTTACCGGTGCATTCGATGTAATCCAGAATTTCCCGCTTGTCGAGCACGGCGGAGGGTTCGCCAAAGGTGAACGCCTCTACCGGCTGCTGTTGACTGGCGGTGTGATTAGTTACCGGGCGACTTAATGCCTTGCGGCCTTTGCGCTTACTCATCCGTAAAACTCCAAGAAGTTAGGGCTGTGACCGCCATATGTCGCGGTAAGGGGTTCATTTAACAGGGCGTGCATAATCGCCCACGCCACATCGGCATGGCTGGCTTCTTCACTGCGGCTGGCGACATAAGTCGAACTCTTGCCGCTGGCGGTCATGGTTTTGCGAATGGCCATAAATGACTGGGTGATATCGGTATGGCCGGTGTCATATTCCAGACGACCGTTATTAATGGTGTGCTTGGCTTTCAGCACCATGGCGGTTTTGATTTCAGGGGTGTATTTGATTTCCCTTGCCGCCGGAAAGAACTGGCGCACCAACTGGAAAACGCCTTGGCCGACGGTAGTCGCATCGATACCGATATATTCCACGCAATACTTATGCGTCAATTCTTCGATATGTTTGGCCTGCGCTTCAAAATCCATCCCTTTCCACTGGTGGCGCTCCAGTACGCGGAACTTGCCGCCCGGCACCATTGGCGGTGCGATCACCGCACACCCAGCACTGTCGCCGCCGTTGGCCTCGGACGGGTCGTAACCAATCCACACCGGGCGATGCCCAAACGGCCGCAACGAATACGGGTTGTAGTCTTCCCACTCTTCCAAACTGTCTACCATGCAAGCCTGCAACTCGGCGAACGGGAATACCGACGCTTGGTCATCGACAAATTCGCACATCAGCAGGTTTTGATATTCTGACGGGCCGTATTCAAGCGAGAGCTGGTTAAGGTCAAACAGGTTACAACCGCCCGCCAGTGCATCTTCAACCGTGACAATCTGCCGCCACTGACCATCATCACACAGCGCGCCACGGGCCAAATGGCTGTGGCTGAGATCCAGTTGGATATGGTCGGATTTATTGCGACGGCCTTTATTGAACAGCTCACCAGACCAGAACGGATAGGCGCTGTGCGCCAGACTCGACGGCGTGGAGAAATAGGTGGTACGCCATTTTTTGTGTAATGACATGCCGCTGGCGACTTTGCGCAGCTCCTGAAACTTAGGTATCCAGAAATATTCGTCAAGATAGAGATTGCCGGTATAGCTCTGCGCGGTGCGCACGTTAGTGCCGAGAAAGAACAGGCGCGCGCCATTGGGTAACACCATCGGGTCGCCTTTCAGGTCAACGTCAACCATGCGAGCAAAGTCGATAATGTAGCTTTTGAACACATGCGCCTGTGCCTTACTGGCGGATAGGAATATTTGGTTACGTCCCGTGGTGATGGCATCCAGCAGCGCTTCACGAGCAAAGAAGAACGTTGCGCCAATCTGGCGCGATTTTAGGATGTTACGAATGCGGTGTTGTAGCCCTGCCTCAAACCAGTCGCGCTGATAATCAAAGATATTTTCGTGAAAAATAGACTCCAGCTTTTCAATTGCGGATTCGCTAAACAGGTTTTTATCCGGGGTCTTGCGCTCCCCTTTGTTGCGGTTCGCCACGTTCGGGTTTAAGTCGGCCTCGCTGCCGGTCTGGCTGTAGCGGTTCACCCGCGCCAGTCGTTCAATCTGGCGGCCTAACAGGTCAATCTCTTTAAAATCCCGCCCCTCTTTGGCGTCTTTCATGATGAGCTGAATCAACCGCGCTTCCATGCTGGTTTCCACGCGGGAAATGGGCGCAATCGCGTCCCACCCGTCGCGCTTCTTCCAGCTCTGCACAGTCGGCGATTTCAGGCTTAGCTGGTCTGCGATTTGGCGCACAGAAAAACCCTGCCAGTAAAGCAAGGCCGCCTGTCGCCGTGGGTCGCTGATAATGGTGCTCGGTGTCGTATTCATGCCATTAGGCTACGCGACCAGCCCGACCCTCTGCGCGCCCTCGCTGTTGTGCCAGCCCCGTCACAACTGGCTTTCATTGTTGCCGCTGCCATCCATCAGGAAACTAAGCACCGAACCGAACAACCATAATCACACTGAATGGAGCCGCTCATGGCTAAGAAAGTTTCTAAGTATTTTCGTATCGGCGTTGAGGGGGATACCTGCGACGGGCGAGTGATTGACGCCGACGATATCAACCAGATGGCCGAGTCATTTGACCCGCGCGTCTACGGTTGCCGCATCAATCTGGAACACCTGAAAAGCTACTCCCCGGACAGCACTTTCCGCCGCTATGGCGATGTTTCAGCCCTCAAAGCTGAAACCATTGCAGATGATTCCATCCTGAACGGTAAGCGTGCGTTGTTCGCCCAAATCAGCCCCACTGATGATTTGGTGCAGATGAACAAAGCATTACAGAAAATCTATACCTCGATGGAGATCCGCCCGAACTTTGCCAATACCGGCAAAGCCTATCTGGTCGGGCTGGCTGTGACCGATGACCCCGCCAGCCTTGGCACAGAAATGCTGGAATTTAGCGCCAAAGCTAAACGCAGCCCACTGGCCGCCCGTAAATCTCACCCGGATAACTTTTTCTCTGCGGCAGTTGAAGTGCAACTGGAGTTTGAAGACGTGGCCGAGCCGGGTGTCACCTTACTCAACATGGTGAAGTCAGTATTTAGCCGTAAGCAGGCCACCGATGATGCCCGTTTTAATGATGTGCATGAGGCGGTGAATGCGGTGGCAGTGCATGTACAGGAACAGGGAGAAACCATTGAAGCCCGCTTTGCCGCCATTGAGAAACAACTGACTGACGACGTGGTGGAGCTGAAACAGAGCATCGAAAAGGGAAAGCAAGGGGTTACGGCCATCGAAACCAAACTGTCTATCACTGAAAACTTTAGCCAGACCAAACGCCCGGAATCCACCGGTGGCAACAATCAAAACGATGTATTGACCGACTGTTAATCGGCGGCATAGCCCGCCGGTTATGCAGCCGCGCTGTTATTTCATTAACACCTTATTTAACTGAATTAGGATTATTATGCGCCCAGCAACCCGTTTTAAATTTAATGCCTATCTGACCCGTCAAGCCGAGCTGAACGGGGTGGAAACCGGCGACCTGAATAAAAAATTCAGCGTTGAACCCTCTGTTACGCAAACCATCATGACCCGTGTACAAGAGTCCTCCGAATTTCTGAGCCGCATCAATATTGTGCCGGTATCGGAGTTGACCGCCGAAAAGGTCGGTCTTGGTGTCAATGGCTCGGTTGCCAGCACCACCGATACTGACGGTGGCGACGAACGCGAAACTGCCGAGTTTGCCTCACTAGACAGTGAGAAGTATTTCTGTGAGCAGGTGAACTACGATTTCCATATTCGCTATAACACTCTCGACTTGTGGGCGCGCTATCAGGACTTCCAGACCCGTTTGCGCGACGCGATTATCAAGCGGCAGGCTCTTGACCGCATCATGGCGGGCTTCAACGGCACCCACCGCGCCAAGACCTCTAACCGTGCACTCAACCCGCTGTTGCAGGATATCGCGCCGGGCTGGTTGCAAAAATACCGCACCAATGCGCCAACCCGCGTAATGAGTAACATCATCGGTGAAGATGGTGCGGTAGTGTCGGAAAAAATCCGTGTCGGCCATGGCGGTGATTACGCCAATCTGGACGCGCTGGTGATGGATGCCACCAATAACATGATTGCCGAATGGCATCAGGAAGACCCTGAACTGGTGGTGATTACAGGTCGTCAATTGATGCAGGATAAGTATTTCCCTCTCGTCAATAAAGAGCAGGAAAACAGCGAAACCCTCGCCGCTGACCTGATTATCAGCCAGAAACGTATCGGCAATTTACCGGCTGTCCGTGTGCCGTTCTTCCCGGCTAACGCGTTCTTTATCACTCGCCTTGATAACCTGTCTATTTACTGGCTGGAAGACTCGCACCGCCGCCATATCGATGAGAACGCCAAGCGTGACCGCATCGAAAACTACGAATCCATTAAACAGGATTATGTGGTGGAGGATTACACCTGCGGCTGTCTGGTGGAAAACATCGAGATTTTGTCAGCGGCTAAAGACGATAAAACAGATATTGATCGTCTTGCCGATGCATTGATGGGCGCAGTAAACAATGCTAACTCCCCCGCATCGGCGACTGAAGGGAGTGAATAAGTTATGACCAGTCCTGCGCGCCGCCACTTTATCCAACAGTCGGCTATTGCTGCCTCACAGCAGCGGGATAACCCGCTGCGCCACGCCACCGGCTACGAGTTGATGTTGCTCAAGCTCAATGAAGATAAACGCAAGCTGAAACAGGTACGTTCAAACGAGCGTAAAGCCGAGCTGAAACGCCAACTCTTGCCGGATTATCTGCCGTGGGTGTCGGGTGTGTTAAGTGAGGGGAAAGGCGCGCAGGACGCCATTGTAATGACCATCATGATTTGGCGGCTGGATGCCGGGGATATCCCCGGTGCACTGGATATCGCCCGTTATGCCCTGCGTTATCAGCTAGTGCCAACTGACCGTTTTACCCGCTCGACCGCTTACCTGATTGCCGAGGAAGTCGCGGACGCTGCGGCGCGCGCTTATGCCACCGGTAAGCCGATTGATATTGAGCCTCTGCTGCAAACCATTGAGCTGATGGAAGATGAAGACATGCCCGACCAGGTGCGCGCCAAACTGCACAAAATCACCGGTTATGTGCTGCGTGACAGTGGCCGGGGCGAACTGGCCCTGTCCCATCTTCACCGCGCACTCCAGCTACACACCGGTTGTGGCGTCAAGAAAGACATTGAGCGGCTGGCCGTGAAGTTAAAGAACGCCGCCAGCCGCTAACCCGAACGCTCCCCGAGCCGGGCGGCACGATGGCCGCAACAGAATTCATCTTGTTAACGCCATCGTCCACCGCCCACCCATTCTGATATTGAGGTTGCCATGACCACTGTTGTTATCCCCGCGCCTCGGCCCGATAAGACGGCCGAGCCGGTGATTGAAAATACCTTTTTCTGGCCTGCGGTTGACCCGATAAAGCTGCGCGAATTGTTGCGCCTTGAGGGAACCGTCACCGCCGAGCGCCTGCGTTTTACCATCAAGGGCGCAATCTCCGAGGTTAACGCCGAACTGTTCGAGTACCGCCGTGACCAAATGGCGACTGGTTTCAAGACACTGGCCGAGGTGCAGGCCGAGCAACTGGACGGCGAAAGCATCCTGTTGGCCGAGTACCAGCGGGCAGTCTGTGCCATCACGGCCGCACTACTGGCCGAGCGTTATCGCGGTTATGACGCCAGCGCGCGCGGTGATAAACGCGCCGATGCTATTGAAAGTACTGTTGATGAGTTGTGGCGTGATGCGCGGATTAGCATTCGCAACATTGCCGGTCAACCTCACAGCATTATTGGCCTTATCTGATGCGGATTTACGCGTTGCAAGGCGACACGCTCGACGCATTGTGCTGGCGGCACTACGGCCGCACACAAGATGTGCTGGAGCAAGTCTATGACGCAAATCCGGGGCTGTCGGAACTGGGGGCCATTCTGCCCCACGGTTATCCGGTGGAGTTACCCGACATGGCCCCGGCGGCCCAACGTGAAACCATTCAATTATGGGATTGAAAATGGAGAAAATCAGCTCTGCGTTAGCTTATGTTTTTGCGCTGTTGTTAGCGTTTATTGGCGCACTGAGTCCGCAAGATATTGCGTTTTATGTGGCGGCGCTGGCTGCTGCGGCGACCTGTCTTATTAACTGGTATTACCGGCGCAAGAGTTATTTCTTGCTGAAAGAACTGAGTATTAGGCGGGAGGTGTTCGATGAACTCAATCGTTAAGCGCTGTCTGGTCGGGGTCATTCTGGCGCTGGCCGCCACCTTGCCAAATTACCAAACCTTAAAAACATCGGCTGCTGGGTTAAAACTGATTGCCGATTATGAGGGCTGCCAGCTCAACGCCTACCAATGCAGCGCCAACGTTTGGACAAATGGCATCGGTCACACGGCTGGCGTGAAGCCGGGCAGCGTGATTAGTGAGAGGCAGGTGGCGGTCAATCTGGTGACGGATGTGCAACGGGTTGAGCAGGCAATCGCCGTCTGTATGCCGGTTGCCATGCCACAACCGGTGTATGACGCAGTGGTGAGTTTCGCTTTTAACGTCGGCACCGGCGCGGCTTGCCGCTCGACGCTGGCCTTTTTTGTCAACAAAGGCGACTGGCGCAGCGCCTGCAATCAGTTGCCGCGCTGGGTCTATGTCAATGGTGTAAAAACCAAAGGGCTAGAACGTCGCCGCACCACTGAACAAATGTACTGCCTGAGCGGGGTCTGATATGCGTATAGCAATGATGGTGATAGTCGCGTTATTGGTTGCACTCGGGTGGCATGCCAACCGTCTGAGCCACGATATCGACGGTGCTAACCGAATTATTGGCACCTTATCCGCTGGGATTGAGAGCCGAGACAATGCGATCACCCGCTTGCAAGATGAGGCCCGGCAACAGGCAGACAATGAGCAGGCATTGCGGCAATCACTGAGCCACGCCAGCACCTTGTCATTATCCCGTGAACAGAGAATTCAAAGGTTACTCAATGAAAATAAAGCCTTGCGTGATTGGTTTGCTGCTGCTTTGCCTGCTGACGTTATCCGGCTGCACCAGCGCCCCGCGTTCGCCAGTCCCAACGATTATTTACGTTGGCTGTCCGACAGTGAACAGTTGCCCGCTACCGGGCAGCAGTCCGGCGGTTAACGGTGATTTAAGTGCCGATATCCGTCAGTTAGAAACCGCACTGGTGGCCTGTGGGCTGCAAGTGGAAGCCGTTAAACAGTGTCAGGAACAGCATCATGTTAAAACCCAAACTGCTACGCCAAGCCTTAACCGACAGTCTGCCGCTGTTCCAGACTAACCCGGAGCGGCTGAAAATGTTTGTTGATGGCGGGCGCATTGTCTCAACGCTGGCCCCGTCGCTCTCTTTTGAGAATCAATATACGCTGACGCTGTTTATTGAGGATTTCCCCAGTGATGTTGATTATCTCTTTGTGCCAATACTGGCATGGCTGCGGGAGCATCAACCGGACATTATGGCGACAGAAGAAAAGCGCCGCAGCGGCTTTATTCATAAGATTGATGTGATTAGCGATGTGCTCAGTGATATCCGTATCGACTTGCAACTGACTGAGCGGGCCATTGTGAAAGAGGTCGATGGCGCACTGCATGTTAACCATGCGCTGGAACCGACTTGGCCGGGCGCGCCAACACGGCCAACAGCTATCTATTTCAACGGTGAAACAGTCAAATGAATGAGCTGAAACCCTTTGATGATGCACTGGCCGGGCTGATTGCCAACTTAACCCCCAAGGCGCGCAAAGCGCTGGCGGCCACAGTTGCCAAACGCCTGCGCGCCAGTCAACAGCAACGCATTAAACGCCAGCAAGCGCCAGACGGCACCCCGTATGCTACGCGTAAATCTCAACCACTGCGTAAACCCAAGGGCCGGATTAAGCGGGAAATGTTCGCCAAGTTGCGCACCGCCCGCTATATGAAAGCCAACAGTAGCCCTAATGAGGCGGTGGTCGAGTTTGCCGGGCGCGTGGAACAAATGGCGGCAGTGCACCATTTTGGCCTGCGTGACCGTCCGAACGTGCACAGCAAAGATGTGCAGTATGACGAGCGGCCGTTGTTGGGGTTTGATAAAGACTCTATACAGTTGATTGAAAAGGAGTTACTAATAAAGCTCTCAGATAACTTATAAACGATGATTGATTTATGGATAAAAAATTTAGTTTATTGAGAAATAAAATAAAGAACTCGCAAAACTTAGTAATGAGTAAAATTATTGCAGATCATAATGCAGAAATCTGCGTACTTTGCGGAAGTGAAAATGAAATAACACGAGAGCACGTCATTCCGCAGTGGGCATTTGAAGCGAATCAAAAAAAATCTCTCATAAACACAAAAAATAATCAGTCAGCTAGTTATATTAAGACAACAATACCAGCATGTAGAACGTGCAACTCCGAGATATTGGGTGCTTTTGAGGATTATCTGAAAAGGCTGCTACAGGAAAAAGAGTGCGATGAACTAAACAACTATGAAATAGATTGCTTAATCTGGTGGCTACAGTATGTAGGTTTTAAACTACAACTAATGGATCTCCGTTCGCGGTTCCTGAGATACAAGGGGAAAGACTATATTCCTTTCTTGTCAGATATTCCTGTGGCGATGTTTTGGGGCGATATTGATACCACTCCCAATAAAGTATTTAACATCATTAGAAGAAGCCGGAGAGAACTAACTAAAAAAAGAAAAGAAAATAAATTTAATTCACTATTAACATTTAAAACAAAAAATGAAAGTTTTTATTTCTTTCATAAAGTAGATGAGTTTATTTATATTGAAATGCCTCAAATAAAAAAAGCATTCTTCTTGTTTTTTAATAAAGAGTTTGACGACCATAAAACAGCACATTCCGAATGTATGGAAGTCATCGAAAAAAACTATAACAGCTGAGTTTTCATGTTGTGCCAGCTCTGACAAAACCCGCATAAATTGCCGCCTGACCTGTTGGGCGGCATCCTTTCTGCATGCAAACTCAAACCCAAATCACTGAAATTCTGCGCCTGCTGCGCAACCTTGTCCGTATTGGCACGGTGGCCGAGGTCGATCTCGACCAAGCCCTGTGCCGTGTGGCGACAGGGGACAATACCACCGGCTGGTTAAACTGGCTGACGCTGCGCGCTGGTCAATCGCGATCATGGTGGGCACCGTCTGAGGGTGAGCAAGTATTGATATTGTCCCTTGGCGGTGAGCTCGATACCGCCTTTGTGCTGCCGGGTATTTTCTCTGATGACTTCCCGCCACCGTCGGCCTCGGCGGATGGCCTGTATATCGCCTTTCCTGACGGTGCCACATTGCACTATGAACCTGAGAGCGGCGAGTTGCTGGCTGACGGCATCAAAACGGCGGTTATCAATGCGGCTGAATCGGTCACTATCACCGCCCCCAATATCACCTGCGCCGCCTCGGTCAAAATCTTGCTGGACACACCCGAAGTGGAATGCACCAACAACCTGACCACAGCCACACTGAACGTGAAAAGCGGCGGCAAGATGAGCGGCAATATCGAACACGCTGGCGGCCAGTTTTCATCTAATGGCGTGGTGGTTGATAACCATAACCACGGCGGAGTGCAGCGCGGTGGTAGTTACACGGAGGGGATTCAATGACAACAGCCACATACCTCGGCATGAGCCGCAACGCTGGGCAGACCATTACCGATGCTGACCATATCAGCCAATCCATCGCCGACATTCTGATTACGCCCGTCGGTTCGCGGGTGATGCGTCGCGCTTATGGTTCGTTGCTCTCCGAGCTGATTGACCAGCCACAAAATCCGGCCTTGAGACTGCAAATCATGGCCGCCAGTTACAGCGCTATTTTGCGCTGGGAACCGAGGGTCAAGCTGACGGGCATCACTTTTGATACCACCTTTGACGGAAAAATGGTGGTCGATATCACTGGCACCCGCACCGATAGCGCGGCCCCACTCTCATTCACCATTCCTGTGAGCTGAACCTATGGCAACCATTGACCTGAGCCTGTTACCCCCGCCTTTTGTGGTGGAAGAACTGGATTATGAAACCCTGCTGGCGGAACGCAAAGCCACGCTGATTTCTCTTTATCCGGAGGAACAGCGCGCCGCCGTGGCCCGTACCCTGTCACTGGAGTCGGAGCCGCTGGTCAAGCTGTTGCAGGAAAACGCCTACCGTGAGGTGATATTGCGCCAACGCGTCAATGACGCGGCCCGCGCGGTGATGGTGGCCTATGCCGTCGGCAGTGATTTAGACCAGCTTGGCGCAAATAACAACGTTGAGCGGCTGGTGATTATCCCAGCAGACCCCACGGCCATTCCGCCGATTGAGTCAGTGATGGAATCTGACAGTGATTTTCGGGTGCGTATCCCGCAAGCCTTTGAGGGTTTGAGCGTCGCAGGGCCAACGGGTGCTTATGAATATCACGCCAAAAGCGCTGACGGCCGTGTGGCCGATGCATCGGCAATCAGTCCGACACCCGCTTGTGTCACGGTCACGGTGTTATCGCGTGAGGGTAATGGCGAAGCCTCAAACGAGCTGCTGGCCGTGGTTGAGGCCGCACTGAATGATGAAAACACGCGGCCGGTGGCTGACCGGGTGACGGTGCAGTCCGCCCGCATTGAAGATTATGAGATTGACGCGGTGCTCTATCTGCATCCGGGGCCAGAGGCGGAACCGGTGCGCGTGGCTGCCGAGAAAAAACTCACTGCCTTTGTTACCGCCCAACGCCGCCTTGGCCGTGACATTCGCCTGTCAGCACTCTATGCCGCGCTGCATGTTGAGGGCGTCCAGCGGGTAGTCATCAATGCCCCACTGGCTGACGTGGTGTTGGATAAAACCCAAGCCGCTTATTGTACCAGCAGCACCATCACAGTTGGGGGGACGGATGACTGACCGCTTGTTGCCTGTCGGTTCGTCGGTGCTGGAAGTGGCCGCCGCGCGCGCCTGCGCCGAACTGGAAAACACACCTGTCCCCATTCGCCAGCTCTGGAACGCCGATACTTGCCCGCTGCCATTATTGCCCTATCTGGCGTGGGCGTATTCGGTTGACCGCTGGGATGAGAAATGGCCGGAAGCCACCAAGCGCGCGGTGGTGAAGTCCTCGCAGTACGTGCACAAACACAAAGGCACCATTGGCGCAATTCGTCGGGTGGTTGAGCCGCTCGGCTATCTCATCAAGGTGATTGAGTGGTGGCAGACCAACGAAACACCCGGCACCTTTCGGTTGGATGTGGGTGTGTTGGAAACCGGCATTACCGAAGAAATGTATCAGGAGTTAGAACGCCTGATTGAAGATGCCAAGCCCTGTAGCCGTCATTTAGTCGGCCTGTCTATCAATCTCGACAGCAGCGGCTCGCTATATGTCGCCGCCGCCAGTTACAGCGGTGATGAGCTAACCGTATACCCGTATTTACCTGAAACCATAACCGTGACCGGCGAGGATTACGCCAGCGCCGCCGTCCATATTATTGATGACCTGAGAGTGACACCATGACAGCGAAATTCTTTGCTTTACTGACCCACATCGGCGCGGCCAAGCTGGCGAACGCCACCGCCCTCGGCACCCGCTTAGAGATTACCCAAATGGCGGTCGGGGATGGCGGCGGAACCCTGCCAACGCCGAACCCAGCACAAACCCAACTGGTAAATGAGCAACGCCGGGCGGCTCTTAATATGCTGACCGTTGACCCGGTAAACACCAGCCAGATTATTGCGGAGCAGGTTATCCCTGAAACCGAGGGCGGGTGGTGGATTCGGGAAATTGGCTTGCTGGATAAAGACGGTGATTTGATTGCCATTGCCAACTGCGCCGAAACTTATAAGCCACAACTGCAAGAGGGCAGCGGCCGCACCCAAACCATTCGGGTGATTTTGATTGTCAGCAGCACGGCGGCGGTTACGTTGAAAATCGACCCGTCAGTGGTGCTGGCGACACGTAAGTATGTGGATGATATAGCGATTGAGGTTAAGCAGTACGCCGACAAACTGCTATCTGAACACGAAAAATCACGCAATCACCCGGATGCATCGCTAACCGCCAAAGGTTTTGCAAAATATAGCAGTGCCATTGACAGCAATAGCGAAGCACTGGCAGCTACGCCGAAAGCCGTTAAAACAGCCGTTGAGACAGCGGCAAAAGATTTAGGCGATCATGGCAAAGCAGCCAATCCACACGACCAGTATTTGCAAATTGCTAACCTACTGTCTGAGGTTGTGGCGCTGGGGCCGGAGTCAGTTGCACGGCTTTTAGCTAACCTTGGCCTCAGTGATGCAGCAAACCTTAAAATAGGGACAACAGCCGGTACTGTGGCGGCGGGTGATGATAGCCGCATAGTTAATGCCATTAGCAGCAAGAATACTAATGTCTCGCTTCCCGGCGCACTGGCAACTGTTGGTGATTCTCGTGCAGGTCGATTACTGTCAAAAAGTGATCTCATTGCCGGTGAGGGGCGCGCCGAGGGTCATGCAACACTGGCAGTAGATGGCAATATCCATGGCACAGTATGGGGCGGTGCGCTTTCCACCTATATCAACAATATAAGAAATACGGCATCAATGGGGACGAATGGCTGGCATCGTGACGCCGCAACAGGGTTAATCATGCAGTGGGTTAGAGGCGCTCCTAGCCCCGGTTCCGATGAATCAATAGTGAACCTATATTTCCCGATGGTTTTCCCTGGCATTTGTCTTTTTGCTTCCGCTGGCACATTAGGCACAGGTTCAAACGGTGAAAATAAAATGTTTCAGACCATCACATGGGCCAGAGATTTCGTGCAATTAAAGCCACAGGATATGACTTCATCGGGCGGAACTGTGTATCCGCTGGTTTTCGCCATTGGTTATTAATAAGGAATTTATCATGTATTGTTTTTCTCCAACAACACTCAGCTTTTACCCAAAGGATTTATTAGAAATTTATACTGGTGCGGGTTCATTGCCTGATGATTTGATAGAAATTGATGATGATACTTATACGCAATTTATTAATTTTCCGCCCGTGGGAAAAATGCGCGGTGCAAATAAAAAGGGATTACCGGTATGGGTAAATATTCCTGCACGAATAATTACTGCTGATGAAATGGGCGCTGATGCCCGTGGTTATCGGGATGCTTTTATTGTGGCAACTGACCCCATGATGGTCAGTGATTATTGTATCGATGATATCCCACTGACAGAGGCACAGCGTGAAGAACTTATCACCACCCGCGCCCGCTATCGTGTATGGCCGACACAGGAAAACTGGCCGCTAATTGAGTTGCCGGAGCTGCCGCAGTGGTTGTTAGTGGAGGCGGTTAATCAGGGCTATCGTGTCCCCGTCTGGCCGTAACCCGAGATAAATTAAAAGGCGCATCATCCAGACTGCGCCTAATTTTCTATTTAATTATTTTTAACACTTGCTTATTAAGTCCGCGCAGATAAACACGTTCAATCAATTCCAAAAGATAAGCCAATACTAAAGAAACTAAAACCGACACCGTGCTAAGTATCAGAAAACCGTTTCTATCTAATGGATAGGTCGCCACTATGTACGAGAAAAATGTTGTTATCACTACGAAGTGCACCGCATACAGTGGGTATGAAACACTCCCGAGGAATAATAACGCTCGCGAGGAGAAAAACTTTTTCAAACCAGAATGACTATAAACCAACGCTATCATTATAGGGCAGAGGAAAAAATATAATCTAGCCAGAATTGTTCTATTGTATAAGTATGCTTGTGTGGCAATAAATGAAATTAACAGAGCGACAATAATAATCAATATGGAGTTGTATATTAACCCCATGCGTTTTTCCATGCGGTCAAAAAAACCATCTTGCCGGAACTTGGCAAACAGCATACCGATGAAAAAAAGTGCAAGGTAGGAACCTGCAATAGCGAAGATAGTATAACAAACTGCCGCTATCAGGTCAGGGTTCTTTATATGGTTGTAGCTATAGCAAAATAAAATAACAAAGAATGAACCTAATAACTCAAAGCTCATTGTCCAGAAAAAAGGATTGTAATCATTCCCTATACCGACATATACATTACTGATGGCAAAAGTGATTGCGTTAGACAGGCCTGCTTCAAAATTTAAAAACTCACCCAGCCATGTTTCAGAACTAAGGACAACAGCAGCTTCTTTATTATATGTTAGTCCGAGTTTCATTGAGGCCATTACAGCCAATGAAATTATTAATATGATAAAACTAAGTCTTAAGTGTCTTTTAAGAAAAATAGGGAGTAACTTTTTTTCATCTCTATTTTTAAAGAATGATATTGAAAGTGAATCGCCTGACAATATAAAAAATATAATTACTGCGCATCCCCCATTCATAAAAAATGCACTTATTGGGTTTCTTATTTCTGGTACTACAGTACCGAGTACTTGCCAGAAGAAATGGGAGGCTACAACGGCCAGCGACGCTGCACCCCGTATTCCGTCAATGTGGGTGACGCGAGTGGCATTTGAATTTGTAATCATAGCTCTCTTAGTAATCTACTAAATATGTACGTTAATTTACATATCTTATCTGTATATAAACACTTTGTCTCATTAAAGGTAGTCATCCGACTCAGGCTTTTTCGTTGTACCAGCCACCACACATCCCCAATCAATCGCCCCCCGCGCAGTAAGCCGTCACCATACTCTCACCCTTAACCAACGGAGAGTTACCCCATGGGTGATTACCATCACGGCGTCCGCGTTCTCGAAATCAACGAGGGGACGCGCGTCATTTCCACTATTTCCACCGCCATTGTCGGCATGGTCTGCACTGCTGAGGATGCCGACGCCGCAACCTTTCCCCTCGATACCCCGGTGCTGATTACTGACGTGCTGGCCGCCGCCGGTAAAGCCGGTAAAAAAGGCACACTGGCCGCGTCTTTGCTGGCGATTGCGGAACAGTCGCGCCCGGTTACCATTGTAGTGCGAGTGGCTAGCGGTAACGATGAAGCTGAAACCACCTCCAACATTATCGGCGGCACTGACGAGAACGGCCGCTACACCGGCATGAAAGCGCTGTTAGATGCGCAGTCTGTCACCGGTGTGCGCCCGCGTATTTTGGGTGTGCCGGGGCTGGATAATCAGCAAGTGTCTACCGCACTGGCGAGTATCTGCCAGCAGTTGCGCGCCTTTGGCTATATCAGCGCGTATGGCTGCAAGACTATTTCAGAAGCGATGTTGTACCGGGACAATTTCAGTCAGCGTGAGCTGATGTTGATTTGGCCGGACTTCCTGAGCTGGAACACCACCGCCAACAGTACCGATATTGCCTATGCCACCGCCCGCGCACTGGGTCTGCGAGCCAAGATTGACCAAGAGACGGGCTGGCATAAAACCCTGTCTAACGTCGGCGTGAATGGCGTGACCGGTATCTCTGCCAGCGTCTACTGGGATTTGCAGACCGTTGGCACTGATGCTGACCTGCTAAACCAAGCCTGCGTCACCACGCTCATCCGTAAAGACGGCTTCAAGTTTTGGGGTTCGCGTACCTGCTCTGACGACCCGTTATTTGCCTTTGAGAACTACACCCGCACCGCGCAGATTCTGGCTGACACCATGGCCGAGGCGCAATTGTGGGCGATTGACCGCCCGATGCACCCGACGCTGGTTAAAGACATGATTGGCAGCATCAATGCCAAATTTCGCGAAATGAAATCCGCCGGGCTGATTATTGACGGCGCTTGCTGGTATGACGACAGCGCCAACGATAAAGATACCCTGAAAGCGGGCAAATTGTTTATCGATTACGACTACACCCCAGTGCCACCACTGGAAGACCTCACCTTACGCCAGCGCATCACCGATAAATATCTGGTGAACTTTGCCGCTGCCGTCAACAGCTAAGGAAACCTGACTTATGGCACTGCCACGTAAGCTGAAATTGATGAATGTATTTAACGATGGCCGGGATTACATGGGGATCGTGTCCTCAATCACCCTGCCAAAACTGACCCGTAAGCTGGAGAACTACCGAGGCGGCGGGATGAATGGCGTCGCGCCGATTGATTTGGGTCTGGATGACGATGCGCTTTCCATGGAGTGGTCGATGGGCGGCATTGACGAGCTGGTGTTGCAGCAATGGGGAACACCCAAAGTTGACGCGGTTCCGCTGCGTTTTGCCGGGGCTTATCAGCGTGACGACACTGGCGAGGTCACTGCGGTAGAGGTCGAAATTCGTGGCCGTCATAAAGAGATTGATGGTGGCGAGTCCAAGCAAGGGGAAGACACGGAAACCAAGGTGTCCACCCAATGCACCTACTACAAGCTGACCATTGATAGCAAGGTGGTGATGGAGATTGACGTGGTTAACCTGATTGAAATGGTTAACGGCGTAGACCTGCTGGAAGCCCAACGCAAGGCCATTGGCCGCTAACCCCTGACGGCCAGTGTTCACCCGCTGGCCTCACTGACTGAATTGGAAAAACTCATGAAAAAAGTGACTGCTAAAACTGAAACCGCCGCCGAGGTTAACGAGAATCTGGTGGTACTGGAAACCCCGCTCAAACGTGGCGATACCCTGATTACTGAAATTGAAGTTTACCGCCCCAATGCGGGTTCATTGCGTGGGGTGCGACTGTCAGATGTCGCTCATTCTGATGTGGATGCCTTGATTATTGTGTTGCCCCGTATCACCTCACCGACACTGACCGCCGCCGAATGTGGCCGTTTAGAACTGCCAGACCTTGTGGCACTGGCGGGCAAGGTGATTGGTTTTTTGTCGCCGAAACAGGCGGGGTAAAACTCGACCCGAAACTGGAAGTTGATGACCTGATGGCGGATATTGCCGCCATTTTTCACTGGCCGCCGTCAGAGCTTTGGGGGTTGAGCCTTACCGAGCTGGTGCGCTGGCGTCATAAAGCCCTGCTACGAAGTGGAGCAGCAAACAATGAGTAAGAGCTTACAGTTACAGGTATTGCTCAAAGCAGTAGACCAGGCTACCCGCCCGTTTAAAGCCATTCAAACCGCCAGTAAATCCCTCACGGGCGACATTCGCAACACGCAAAGCAGCATCAAATCGCTTGATGCGCAGGCGGCGAAAATTGACGGTTTCCGCAAGGCCAGCGCCCAACTGGCCGTCACCGGACAGGCATTGAAAAAAGCCAAAGAAGACGCGGCGGCGTTGGCTATCGCCTTTAAAAACACTGAGAAACCCACCGCCCAACAAGCCCGGCTGATGGAGGGAGCCAAGCGCGCGGCGGCTGAACTGCAAACCAAATACAACGGGTTGCGCCAGTCAGTGCAGCGCCAGCGCGACGCCCTCAATGCTGACGGTATCGCCACCAAAAACCTGAGCAGTGAACAGCGCCGGTTACGCAGTAGCGCCGCCGAGGCGACAGTGGCGCTAAGTCGTCAGCGCCAAGAGCTGCAACGCCTGAGCCTGAAACAGGAACAGCTCAATCGTATCAGCAATCGCTACCAGAAAGGCAAAGCGGCCACCGCCACAGTACGTAATGTGGGCGCGGCCAGTCTTGGCGTCGCAACCGCCGGACTGTACGGCGCGGCGAAACTGATTGCGCCGGGTATGGAATTTGACAGCCAGATGTCCGGTACGCAGGCGATTTTAGGGCTGGATAAAAACGACGCCAAACTGGCGGCCATTCGCCAACAGGCGCGGGATATCGGTGGCTCCACCGCCTTTTCCCCGACAGATGTGGCGCGAACACAAGACACGCTGGCCCGTTCCGGCTATGACGCTGACGCCATTCTGGCGGCAACTGAACCGACAGTTAACCTGTCGCTGGCGTCTGGTGTGGATATCGCCGAAGCGGCCGACATCGTTACCAACATGCAATCAGCCTTTAACCTGCCATTAGACCAGATTAAGCGCGTATCGGATGTGATGGCGAAAGGCTTTACCAGCTCAAACACCAACCTGTTAGAGCTGGGCGAGGCCATGAAATACGTGGCCCCGATTGCCGAGGCCGCCGGGGCCAGCATTGAAGACACCACCGCACTGCTGGGCGTTTTGGCCGATAACGGCATCAAAGGCAGTATGGCGGGCACCAGTACCAGCGCGGTGTTTAGCCGGTTACAAGCCCCTATCGGCAAAGCGCCGGAAGCCTTGCGCGAGCTGGGAATAACCACCCGTGACCGCAAAGGCAACATGTTGCCGGTAGAGAAAATCCTCAAAGATATTGACCGCTCTTTTAAAAAGAACAAGTTAGGCACCGCGCAGCAAGCCGAATACCTGAAAGTGATATTCGGTGAGGAAGCCATGAAAGGTGCGGTGAAACTGGTGGCCGCAGCCGGTAACGGCAAGTTGGCGGAGAAACAAAGCAAGCTGAAAAATGCCGATGGCACCGCACAATCTATCGCCACGGTTAGGATGGATAACCTTGACGGCGACCTGAAAAACCTGAGTTCGGCATGGGAAGACTTAGAAATTGAAGTCTTTGAAAAGCAAGATTCCGCCTTGCGAAAACTGACCGTCACCGCAACGGACTGGCTGATTAATGCCGCGGCATGGGCTAAGAAAAACCCTGAACTGGTTGGCACCATTACCAAAGTGACCGGCGCGGCGCTGGCACTGGTTGCCGGGCTGGGTGCGTTGGGGTTAATTGCATGGCCGGTGATGGCTGGGTTTAACCTGTTGTTGGCCGGGGCGGGTCTGCTCGGTACTGGTTTTTCCCTGATGGCCGGAACCATTGCCACCGCGCTTACTGCGCTGACATGGCCGATAGTCGCCGTGGTGGCGGCCATTGTGGCCGGTGGCCTGCTTATTCGTAAATATTGGGAGCCTATCAGCGCCTTTATTGCTGGCGTGGCTGAGGGCTTCACTGCTGCCATGGGGCCAATCAGTGCCGCTTTTGAGCCGCTTAAACCGGTGTTCAACTGGTTTAGTGACAAGGTGAAACAGCTTTCGAACTGGTTCGCTGACCTGATTAAGCCGGTGAAAGCGACGCAGGAAACCTTGGACGTAGCCACCAACGCGGGCAAGTTATTTGGTGAGGGCTTGGCGGCGGCGCTCAGTCTGCCGATGAATGCGCTAAATACGCTGCGCAGTGGCATTGACTGGGTGCTGGAAAAACTCGGCATTATCGACACCAAGTCTGACGGACTGGCCGATAAAGTTCCGAAAGATAACCCTTACGCAGGCGGATACTCGCCCAGTGGCGGCTTGCTTACCGGGGGTTATCAACCTGTCACCGCCAATACCGGTACCACCATTGTTGATAGCAGTGTGACTACCAATGATATCAAGGTGAGTATCCCGCCGGGTATGAGCCGACAGGATGCAGAGCGAATGATGGTGGATGCCCTTGCAAAAAATGAACGGGATAAGCGCGCCCGGTCACGCGGCCAGATGGAGAGTGGTTAATCATGATGTTATCACTGGGTTTATTTGTCTTTATGCGCCAGACAACGCCTTATCAAAGCCTGAATCGCAACATTGATTACCGTTGGCCGACTAACAGCCGGGTGGGCTTGCGTCCGGCTGCGCAATTTCTTGGCGTCGACAGTGAAAAAATTACTTTGTCCGGGGTGCTATTGCCGGAGCTGACCGGCGGCCGTCTGTCATTGCTGACCCTTGAGGCGATGGCTGACCAAGGCAAGGCGTGGCCGCTGGTTGAGGGTAGCGGCATGATTTACGGCATGTTTGTCATCGAGAGCCTGAGCCAGACCGGCGCGTTTTTTTTTGAAGACGGTAGCGCCCGTCGTATTGAGTTCACCCTCAATCTGTTGCGGGTTGACGAGTCATTAACGGCCATGTTCGGCGACATGAAACAACAGGCTGACGAGTTGCTGGGTAAAGCGACAGCCATGACCAGTAAAGCACAGGCAGCTATCGGAGGATTATTCTCATGATGACCGGCATGTCTCTACCTGCCGGGGCGGATATGGCCCCGGACTATATGCTGACGATTAACGCGAAAGATATCACGCAGAATATCCGTGACCGTTTGCTGTCTCTGAGTCTGACCGATAACCGAGGCTTTGAGGCTGACCAGCTTGATATTGAACTGGATGACGCCGACGGCCAACTCGCCTTACCGGAACGCGGCGCAGTGCTGTCGGTATTTTTGGGCTGGAAAGGCTCGGCCTTAATTGGTAAAGGCGATTTTACCGTGGATGAAGTCGAGCACCATGGCGCGCCGGATACGCTGACCATTCGTGCGCGCAGTGCCGATTTTCGGGGGGCGCTCAATGCGCGGAGGGAAGCCTCTTATCATGAAACCACGCTGGGGAAAGTGGTGGCGCAGGTGGCCGAGCGCAATAACCTGAAAGCCATGCTGGCCGAGGGGCTGGCGGATATCGCTATTTCCCATATCGACCAGACCCAAGAAACAGACGCCAAGTTTATCACCCGGTTAGCCTCGCTCAATGGTGCAGTGGCCGCCGTCAAAGCTGGGCGATTGTTATTTATCAAGCCGGGCAGTGGTGTCACGGCCAGCGGTAAACCCATTCCGCAGATGACCATTACCCGGCAGGATGGCGACCAGCACAGTTTTAGTATTGCTGACCGGGGCGCGTATACCGGCGTGAGCGCCAGTTGGTTGCACACTAAAGACCCCAAACCGGCCAAGCCGAAAAAGGTTAAGTTGCAGCGCAAGCCCAAGTTTAAACAACTCCGCGCGCTGGAACACCCCAAAGCCAAACCGACCCGCGCCAAAGCAGCCGCAGTGAAAAAATCGGTGGAGGAAAAACAAGGGGATTATCTGGTGGGGTCAGAAGATAACGTTTTTGTTATCACCACGGTTTACGCCACGCAAAAAGCCGCCATGCGTGCCGCTCAATCTAAATGGGAGAAGTTACAGCGCGGTGTGGCTGAGTTTTCTATCACCTTAGCCATGGGGCGCGCTGATTTATTCCCTGAAACCCCAGTTGCGGTCAATGGCTTTAAATCCGTGATAGACCAACAAAGCTGGATAATCAGCAAGGTATCGCACAGCCTGAGTAACAGCGGCTACACCACACAATTATCTCTCGAAGTGTTGTTGTCAGATGTGACCTATGAGGCTGAATGAAATTCACAATAAGTGATTTTATCTATATTAAGTTCACATAAAGCTAATTTTTAAGCGTTTGTAATGCTATCATATTTGCATAAGCAGATAGAGGAGGGGACACCAATATGATGCATTGCCCGATTTGTAGAACCGCAGCACATGCTCGGTCTAGCCGTTACCTGAGTGAACAAACGAAAGAACGTTATCACCAGTGCACAAATATAAACTGTAGTTGCACCTTTGCTACTCATGAAACAGTTGATCGGATAATTGTTAAGCCGGGGGAAACAAAACCAGCACCACCCCATCCGAGTCGTAATAATCAAGCCGTGTTTTGGTATTAA